AGGCCAATCCAGAAAAGAATAAACAGATTAATCTTAACAAGAAAAACAGTATTACATGTAATTATAAAACATATCAATTGTCTGCTTCAGATAAGAACCTTGATTTTAAGTTTTCGTTTGAAGAATATGAACAGTTGGTAAGACTTCCGTGTTACTATTGTGGTATCATTGAAGACAAAGGGTTCAACGGAATAGATCGACTGAATTCAACCGAACATTATATTCAATCCAACTGTGTAAGTTGTTGTTCAATGTGCAATATGATGAAAGGATCCTCGGGTCCGAATGTATTTGTACATCGTGCTGAACATATCATTACGAACCTAAAGATCATTGAGGGAGAAAGGTTTCCGTCTGAATTCTTTGATATTAAAGGATCTACATATTCTGAATACAAGAAACGTGCAGAGAAGAAAGAATTACCTTTTGAGATTTCCCAAGAAACCTTCTCTCATTATACAGATTTGCCTTGTTACCTTTGCGGGAAAGAAATATCAGAGACACATTCGAATGGTATAGATCGTTATGACAATACAAAGGGGTATACGATCGATAACATTCGGTCTTGCTGTGGAATTTGTAATTACATGAAAAAGAGTTACGAATATGTTGACGTGATAAAAAAATTATGTTTGATTTGTAACTATCAGCAAGAGCACCCTGTCGCACATTCTCCTTACGAAGAAGAAAAGAGAACGATAGTGAAAGGGAACAAGATGACATCGGAAGAAAAGCAAGAACGAGATGCCATTCGTAAAGAAGTCAATCGAAAGGCTTTGGTTGACCGATATTCAGATGAATTTATAAAAGAACATGCAAAGGAGATCGCAATAAAACGTGCAGAGAAACAACTTGATGGTTTGAAAGAATAAACGTGGTTATTTATTCTTACAAGAAATAGTTAATGAATAATTTTTATTTTTTTGATATTTTCTTTTTTTATTTCTTTTCTTTTATTTTTAGTTAGGTTATAATCCAATAATAAAGATCATGTTACCTAACAAGGTGTGGCTTCTTCAATTAGAATAAGCACTCTTTATCCCCTATGTTTCCATAGGGGGAGGACTGTATCTTAAGCCGACTCAGGTTGCTTAGACCTTCATCGTCGACCCATATCCGTTCAGTCTCTGACGCCCTACCATGAGCTAGCGTATCGCTTTTAGGTAGTAAGCATGCGGATTGCCCAATCCTTTTCATTAATTACCGTACCCAGGTTCATTACTCCTGGCCAGTTCCATGTTTTCACATGGAACCTTGGTAGAAAAGGCTCTAAGGGTTTTCCCGAGCAAGAAGATATGTCGCCGCATTTGAATGCGACTAACAGTTGGCCTAGGGTATCTAGTTTGTGACGGCCTAAATGGTTTATCCGCAGTAAGAGGTCACTTTTACTGCGGCATACTGTTTTTCTGCCCTTGTCTAAACTCGTTAACAAAATAGGTAGAAGGTTAAATACACCTTCAACCATATTAAGTCACGAGCTGAAGCCAAGGCCCCCCATTCCACTCATCACGCGGAGTACATTGTAATTTCTAGCGTAGACCCGCACCTTCGCCGTGTTGACACTTGCGACCGTCGCGTTCGAGAGAACAAGCTGGAGGGTCGCGTTATCAATGCGGGAGAAGTTGCAGGTGCCCGATGGCTGGTGCTGCTCGGGCTGGAGTGCGAACGAGTACACGTTGATACCCGTGTCAGGAGCACGGGTGTGGTGCTGCCAAGGCTGCACCTGGTCGAAGTAGGTACCCTCACGCTCCGAGAAGCGATCCTGGCCGTTGAGCTGGAGCTTGGCAGTGACCACTGGGTTCTCGCCCCAGCAGTGGAGGCCAAGGGAGGTCTCCGCGAGCACGAAGGTGCCAGCATCCGAGACGGCGGACTGAAGACTGTCGACACCCTCCCAGGCGAAGCTCGCACCAGGAAGAGCAGCGCCCGAGGAAAGACCATGGGAGCCCGCACTCTCGAACAGGCCCGAGGCGTTGATGAACTTGGCCTCGCCGCTGACACCGACCTCACTGCCGAAGGCCTTGATGGTGTTGGGGAGGGCATCGATCGCATCGGTGTAGTTGAATGGCTGGGCACCGAAGGTGTTGTAGAGGGTGTGGCCACCGCTGAACGAGGCACAGTAGTCCACGTTGGCATCAGGCTGCACGACCCACACAAGCTCCTTGCACGGGTGGTTGAAGCTCAGGCGGATCTTGTTGGAGGACGAACCCACCGACTCAGAGCCAGTGAACTGGAGCTGCTCAATGAGGTACTCGTGCGGGTTCTGGGCCATGCGGCGACGCTCGTCCGTGTCAAGGTAGATGTAGTCCACGTAGAGGGAAGCAGACACGAGCGACTGGTTGTAGGCCGCCGACGCCTTCGCATCCGCACCACTGGAGCTGAGGCTCGACACCGCCCAGAGGCACTCATCGATCGACCGAAGGTTGATGTTGATCTTGACCTCGTGGTACTGGAGAGCAATGAGAGGAAGAGCAAGGCCAGGGTTGTTGCAGAACCAGAACTGGAGAGGAATGTAGAGGGTCGTCTCAGGGAGTGCGTTACGAGGAGCACACACCTGGCGAGGGGCAGACGAGGCACAAGGTCCGTCCACCGCGGCAAAGCCAGGATCGGTGAGGAAGGTGAGCTGAGTGGTGTTGCCCACCATCTTGTTGTAGCCACGCTCCTGGTTCACGTCCATGGTCAGCTGCGACCAGATGTGCATCCAGTCACCGTACTGCTTGTCGATCCGCTGACCACCAATCTCGACCTCCACGTCGTCAATGAGCTGGTGGCCAGGGAAGTCCAACCAGCGGGCATACTTGGCGTGGTCCTGGTTAATCTCTGGGAGAGTAACCTGGAGATACGTGCGGTAAGCAAGATCTCCGTTACGGGAGATAGTGCAGGTCACGCGGCGACCGAAATCGCTCTGGCCGTTGAACGTCTGCTCAATCGACTCCATCGCGAAGTTGGTGTGGCGGCGGTAGGTGACCTTCCAGTAAGTAATCTGAGGATTACCTGTGAGGTAAACATCTTGTGCTCCGTAAGCGACCAGTTGCATTAATCCACCACCCATGTTATAAACTAGCAAAAGAAAAAAAAATTACTAAATTATCTTTTATATAAAGATTTATCTGTATAGTATATTCAATCATGTCTAAAAAAGATGATACAATAGATGCGTTGTATTTAAAACAGTTACGTAATTTTGGAACCATGGAGAACGAGGTTATTCCTAAATTAACCGCCAAGATGAAGGAACTGGAAGAGACAGGCACGGAAGAAAACCGTAAAAACTCCGAAAAGATCAAAGGACAGATCCGACACCTCAGGCAACAGAAGACAAATTATTTCTTAGAGAACTCGAAAGATTTATTTACCTACTTTGAGTCAAAACAGGAAATTGATAAAAACATCAATCCAAAAAAAAATATGAACCATTTTTTTAACCTAAAGGAAGACCATTCGATCAAGCAGGCCGACGTGGTGCAATCGATCCAAACCTACCTAGAGAAAAACAATTTTCTAGAAAGCGATCTATCCCAATACCTCTATAATAAAACCGTCTGTGAAACCTGCAACAAGGGCGAGCTCATCAAGGTAACCCAAGAAGGGATTATGATCTGTAACAAGTGCTATTCAACCCAGAAATTCTTGGTCGAAAATGATAAACCGTCTTACAAGGAACCTCCTAAAGAAGTCTCCTTTTATGCCTACAAGCGTATCAATCATTTTCGTGAAATTTTGTCTCAATTTCAGGCCAAAGAGTCGACGGATATACCCGACGAGACCATTGAGACCATACAGAGACAAGTGAAGAAGGAGCGTCTTACTCGTGAAGATTTGAGTAATAAAAAGATGAAGGAAATCCTTAAAAAACTAGGATACAATAAATATTATGAGCATATTCCTTTTATCAAGGACAAACTCGGCATCAAGCCGCCTGTCATGAGCCCGAAATTAGAAGATACCTTATGCAATCTCTTTATGGATATACAGGTACCCTATTCGAAACATTGCCCAAACTATCGCGTCAACTTCCTCAATTACTACTATACGCTTTACAAGCTATGCGAGCTATTAGGGGAGACCCAATACCTTGAATTTTATCCTATGTTAAAGGACCAGAAGAAACTGGAACAGGACGAGATCTGGAAACAAATCTGCAATGATTTAAACTGGGAATTCATCCCAACGCTATAAGCCTTCGATAAGCATTGCGTAAGCTTTGCGTAAGCATTTTAAAACCCGCCAATGATTTAAAATCCGCCTGGGAAGTGGACCAGGTTGGCACCAATACCGAACCCTGCACCCGTTCGTGCACTCTCGCCCATGGTAGGAATGTAGGTATCCAGAATACTAAACGTGGCGGCCGCGACCAAGGCCAGGATCGCAATCTCCTCAATATCCAGCGACTTTTTGGGGATCGCAAAGCATGCAATCGCGACCATCAACCCTTCTACAATGTATTTAATTACCTTTTTCAAGACCTCCCGAAAATCTATATACATATATTATAATCAACAGAAAAAAATATATAAATAACTTGTCCTTTAAGATATAAGATGAGTAAAAAGCAGTTGATCGATTTGTTGGATGAAGACAAGCCCATCGCAGAACAGAAGTTTGCGTGTATGTCCTTTATTTCTCCAGAGAATGAGATTAAAAAACGCGAACTGTTCTTTTTCGAGAATTACCTGAAGCATTATGACTTTTTGAAGTCCATGGAGAAGTTCTCCCAGTTTATTCACTTCATCTCTTACAAGTATAACCTAAACGTGGACGATTTGACGGCCGAGTATGCATCCTTCCTTGAAACAGAAAAGCCCACTCTTGTGACCGATCTAAACGCGGATTACAAAGGATTTGTGGACAAGAATGAACGCGAGTTGGAAGAGGCCTATCACAAGGAGAACTCCTTTCAGACATCCGTACGGGGTCTGAAAATCCGCGGCGTTTTCCCTACACAACAAGAGGCGGAGTTGCGTTGTCGCATGATCCGAGAGGCAGACCCACACCATGATGTCTATGTGGGACCCGTGGGTCTTTGGATCCCCTTTCACCCTGACGCATACAAGACGGGAAATGTTCAATACCTCGAGAAGGAACTGAACGAGTTGATGCACGAGAAGAAGAAGAACGAGGATACAGCCAAGAGCGAGTTTGACAAACGCGTCAAGCAATCCAAGGTAAACGCCATCCAAGCCAACATTGAAAAGGCCAAGGAGCACAACAACCGTCTTACTCAGACCATCAACGAGAAGGGCGATTTGGTGTCGATCCAAAACATGAACACGCAAGAGAAAAACCTTGGGGTCAATGCATCCTTAGAGGATATTCAGAAAGAACTCTTTGAAGGGGAGGACATTTTGCTAGAGAAGAAACCTGGTGCGGGAGCTCCAGAGGCAGACGGTGCAGCTCCAGAGACAACCGAGACAACCGCCTAAAATAATATCCTTCTATTCTAATGGCAGTAAAACTGAACAATTCGGTAGTCACGAGAGACTGTGCGGTGGGAGGCGTTGTTCCTACTTATCTGCAGCCTCTCGTGGATTTACGCTCTGGAGTAACGGGTGTTCCAATCACAGATCTGACTGGACGGCTGAGCGTACAAAGCGATATCTTTGTCGGCGGATTAACTTATGAAGACTATGCCATGCGTCGAAAGGCAGAAACCCTGCAATACAACACAAACAGTGCCAAGGATACGAAAAAAGCACTGTTCGGTAAAATGCAATATCGAAAGAAGATGAAAAACGTGGACTTAACGAATTCGTGTCCAGTCGTGATCTATCCACCCTCCAACAGCGGCGTGAAAGATCTCGTGTTTCCTGGCTATTATTTCAATCGAAACGTGCCCTATCGTTCTTCTATTTAATTTTAAAATACTTAACGTTTAAAGTCATATAAGGTATCACTTTAAACAAGCTTATCGCAAGTTCAACACTTTCTTATCGCACGCTTATGGTCGCAAGCTTGGGACGAGACAAACATCCATGGTAGGGAAAATCTCGCCGCTCATACAAACGTCTCCTTCAAACACGTCGGTACATACACGATGTCCTTTTTCAAACCCAATGTAACAAAACCCGTCCTTTTTAACAATCTGGTCTTTACGATAAACGGACGTATCTAATTTGTTTTGTAATTGTTTGATCGCACCCGTTTCTTCCTTTTTCTTCTTCTCTTCTGCTTCTCTCTCCTCGCTCTGGATCGTCGCGGCCGTCAGGGTAGGGTTCGGTGCAGGGGCGGGCTCTGCG